CGGTGCCATAAATACCGCTATGAAACTTTTTGATGAACTGACGGAGAATAACTTCACGCTCTTTGCAGCAAAGCATTACGATAATCCTCAGTGTTTAGATATCGCTGAGTTTGAAGATGATCTCGCCAGGTTCAAATATGTCAAGCGTTTGCTTCGTAGATATCAGCAATCAGGTGATCTACAAGAACGCTTGATTCTGAATCACCTTATCATCATTTCTAATGTTTTTGGTATAACCGCAGCAAACCGAATGTTATTCTTTAAGATTGAAGAAGAACTTTGGCCTGCTTTAAAAACTTTTTTAGTATATCTCAATTATTTACCAGAAAACGAAAAGGTCGAGATTCCTCTTGACCAAAATATCGTAAAAGTCCTTAGAAGCATATGAAATCGATCCGGAAACTTCGAGAAGACGGCACGCCCGCTGGTGGCGCACCTGGTATGTCTTCACCTGCAAATGTCACCGGTGATTCACCAAATATGGCTATGCCGCCATCAATGGTACCCGGTCCAGTTATCAAGCGTAAATATCGTCAGTTTGATCTGGAAGCTGAAACGTTTCGTAAGTTTGAGAAGGGTCGAATGAAGTTTGAGCGTTGGGCTAGATTCCTTGATCTCAACAATGAGAATCATAAAGCAATCTACGACTACGCTTATAAGAACCGCGGCAAAGATCATCTCATAGTAATTCGAGATAGCAGCACTGGAGCACTACGCGCTATTCGTAGACGTGCTCACAACGGCGAGTAATCTACTGCCAGCCAAAAAAGGCTGGAGTATAGATATCTCACTGTAATTTTTGAGACCGCAGTAGTTTTGCGGTTTACAAAAATGATTGAATAGGATACAGTATTTACCTGTCACTACAAGACCTACCACTATGATTTTTGAAGAGCAAATATCGCGGAAACCCGATCATTATCCATGGACTGAAGAGTTCATCACTGCTATGCATAATGGCTTCTGGACCGACAAGGAGTTCAATTTCCAGAGCGATGTGCAGGACTTCAAGACTGAGCTGACACCGCAGGAACGTGAAATGATCTCGCGCTGCTTGTCTGCAATCGGTCAGATTGAAGTAGCTGTCAAGTCATTCTGGGCGAAGGTTGGTGAGAACCTTCCACACCCAAGCATTACTGATCTGGGCTACGTGATGGCTAATGTGGAAGTCATCCATAATAATGCATACGAGCGCTTGCTTAGAGTGCTTGAGATGGAGCATATCTTCGAGGAGAACCTGAAGCTTGACATCATTCAGGGTCGTGTCCAGTATCTACGCAAGTACCTCAAGAAGCACTACAAGGATGCGCGTAAACAATATGTCTATTCGCTTATCTTGTTCACGCTGTATGTCGAGAACGTTTCACTATTTAGTCAATTCTACACGATCAACTGGTTCAACCGTTACCGGAATGTTCTGAAGGATACTGCGCAGCAGGTCGCGTATACCTCAAAAGAAGAACTAATCCATGCTCTTGTCGGCATCAAGCTTGTCAACACGATCCGCGAGGAGCATCCTGAGCTGTTCGATGAAGAACTGACAGAGCGCATCCGCCATGAGTGCGAAGAGGCGTACAAGGCAGAGGCTAAGATCATTGACTGGGCTGTGAATGGCTACAAGGCCGATGGTCTCAACGCAGACATTCTGAAGGAGTTCATTAAGAACCGCCTGAATGACTCATTGACACAGATTGGCATCAAGCCAGTATTCGAGAACTTGGACAAAAAGCTCCTTGAAAAGACTACATGGTTCGATGAAGATGTTCTAGGGAATACTGCGACAGATTTCTTCTTTAAGCGTCCTGTCGAGTACTCCAAGAAGTCACAATCATTTCAATCTGCAGATCTTTTCTAAATGAACGACCGTTATTATTGGCTCAACGAGGACTCGCGCCTCTTTCTCGAACGTGGGTATCTGGCTACTGGTCAGACACCCGAGCAGCGCATTCGGCAGATTGCTGAAGCAGCAGAGGAGATTCTGCGCGTCCCTGGGTTTGCAAATAAGTTCGAGGACTATATGTCTCGTGGCTGGTACTCGCTGTCCTCGCCTATCTGGGCGAACTTTGGTGTGCAGCGCGGCCTACCGATCTCATGCTTTGGCTCGTACATCTGTGATAGGCTTGAGTGCATTCTTGAGAAGACAGCAGAGGTTGGAATGATGACGAAGATGGGCGGTGGTACCTCTGCATACTTCGGTGCGCTGCGTGCTCGTGGCTGTGAGATCTCTACGGGCGGCAAGTCCTCTGGTCCTGTCCACTTCATGGAGATGTTCGAGACCACTACTAACGTAGTCTCGCAGTCAAATGTCCGTCGAGGTTCATTTGCAGCATATCTGCCAATCGAGCATCCGGATGTTCTGGAGTTTCTGCAGATCCGCAGCGACGGCCATGCGATTCAGAACTTGTCTATCGGCGTGACTGTCACAGACGAATGGATGAAGTCGATGATCGGCGGCGATGAGAACAAGCGCAAGATCTGGGGCAAGGTCATTCAGAAGCGCTTTGAGTCTGGCTATCCGTACATTATGTTCACCGACAATGTGAACAACAATGCTCCGCAGGTCTACAAGGATAAGAACAAGAAGATCGTTGCATCTAACCTTTGTTCTGAGATTGCTCTTTCCTCGAATGAAGAGGAGTCGTTCGTCTGCAATCTGAGCAGCATGAATCTGCTGCATTACGATGAATGGAAGGATACCGATGCAGCAGAGACGCTGACATGGTTCCTAGATGCAGTAATGACGGAGTTCATTCGCAAGGTAGCCGGCCTGCCGTTTATGCAAGCTCCGTACAAGTTTGCAGTATCGCAGCGTGCTCTGGGAATCGGTGTTCTGGGATGGCATTCGTACCTGCAATCGAAGATGATTCCATTTGAGTCATTCGAAGCTAAGCTTCTTAATGTTCAGATTCATAAGCTGCTGCGCGACAAGACTCAAGCAGCATCGCGTGCAATGGCTAATGAATACGGCGAGCCTGAGCTGCTGCGTGGATACGGTCTGCGTAACGTCACTACATTGGCTATCGCGCCTACGACATCTTCGAGCTTCATTCTCGGACAAGTATCACCATCAGTTGAGCCTCTCAACTCGAATTACTTCGTCAAGGATCTCTCGAAAGGCAAGTTCACCTACAAGAATCCTTACCTCGAGTCAGTGCTCGAGAAGCATGGCAAGAACGATAGAAATGTCTGGCAGACTATTCTGATTAAAGGCGGTTCTGTGCAGCATCTTGAGTTCCTATCCGAGAACGAGAAAGAAGTATTCAAGACATTTGGTGAGATCAGTCAGAAAGAAATTATCATTCAGGCTGCTGCTCGTCAAAAGTATATCGATCAATCTCAGTCAATTAATCTAATGGTGCATCCTAAAACCTCGCCAAAGGATGTCAATCAGCTTATGATCTTTGCCTGGGAGCAAGGAATCAAGAGCCTTTACTATCAGCGAGGAACTAACCCAGCGCAAGAACTTGGCAGAAATCTGCTACACTGCGCATCCTGTGAAGCATGAAAATAGAAAAAGAATGCCCTTGCTGTGGTATGATGTGCTCTATAAGGTTCGAGCAGATCATGCCAGAACTGGATCCAGATATGGACGAAGATCAGGACGAGTTCGATGAGGATAGCGAACTGTATCCTGAGTTCTGTCCATTCTGCGGTTGCCACGAGTCAGAAGAAGATACAGACGAAGACGAATAAAACTCCGATAGATACCACTAACTATGTGGTACTATCGCAATGAAGTTTTTGATCCTTCTGCCGGCCAGCTCGATCCCAAGAAAGACATTGGGTTCGTTTATCTGATTACCAATCTAGTCTCCGGCCGGATGTATGTCGGCAAGAAACTATTTTTTAGCTCAAAAAGCAAACAGGTAAAAGGCAAAAAGAAAAAGCTAAAGGTTGAGTCCGATTGGCGTAGTTACTATGGCTCAAACGCAGCAATTCAGCAGGATGTCAAGGATCTAGGCGAGGCTAACTTTCGCCGCGAGATTCTGTATCTGTGCGTTTCGAAGTCAGAGTGCAGTTACTGGGAAGCATACGAGCAGTTCACGCGCAAGGCTATCTTGGACAAGAACTACTACAACGATTGGCTAACTTGCAAGATCACGCGCAAGCATCTGGGTAGATTGCAATTTTGATGTTTACAAGCCTGAGTGCTTGGTATAGGATATTGTCAGTATGATTATTGTAGATTATTCCGGCGTGGCGATTGCCAACCTGTTCGCCATGAAAGCGCAGGTCAACGAGCAGTTAGTTCGGCATATGATTCTGAACTCGCTGCGGATGTATAACGTGAAGTACCGCAAGGAGTATGGCCAGATGATTCTGGCTTGCGATGGCGGCAATACTTGGCGGCGTCAGTTATTTCCGCAGTACAAGGCGCACCGCAAGAAGAATCGCGAGGAGTCATCGATTGACTGGACCGAGTTCTTTCGTATCCTTGGTGTGGTACGCGACGAGATCAAAGAGAATCTGCCGTTCAAGGTCGTGCACCTGCAAGGCGTCGAGGCCGATGATGTCATTGCTACTCTTGTACATCAGACTCAGGAATTCGGTCGTGGCGAACCAGTAATGATCGTCTCTGCTGACAAAGACTTTGTGCAGCTGCACCAGTACAAGAACGTCAAGCAGTTCAGTCCGATGACCAAGGCACTCGTCAAAGAAGGCGATCCGGTTGCGTATCTCTATGAGCATATCTTCCGTGGCGACTCCGGCGACGGCGTTCCGAACGTGCTTTCACCCGATAATACCTTCGTGGACAACATTCGTCAGAAGCCAGTTTCCGCCAAGAAGATCGAACAGTGGGTTGCAAATATCTCTAATCTTCAGTCTGTAATGGATCAGGAGACCTATCGTAACTATCAGCGTAACAGAGCGCTGATCGATTTGTCAGCTATTCCTCCTGCCAAGAAGATCGAAATCATAAATACCCTTGAATCAGTGAAACCTGCTTCAAATACACTAAACTATCTGATTGGTAAACGTTGCACTCAACTCATCGAGTGCGCCGCGGAATTTAATTCTTCTACAGTATGATTAAAAGAAAGCCACAAGAGGTCTACGAAATCTTCGATCTAGTGCAAGCTGCTTCCACCGATGAAGAGCGCATTAAGATTCTGCAGGACAATAACTGCCTCGCGATCCGCGACGTTTTAAAGGCGGCATTTGATGATAGTATTAAGCTTTCTCTTCCTGAAGGCGCGCCAGATTACAAGGATAGCCTTTCCAAAGAAGGTTTATCTCCTACATCGCTGATGCGCGCCACTCGTGATTTTGTGTACTTTACTACTTCTGGAAAAGGTGCGCCACTTAAGCAGGCAAAGCGTGAGACGATTTTTCTCCAGATGCTCGAAGGCATTCATCCGCGCGATGCCAAGATCGTCATTGCGATGAAAGATAAAAAGTTGCAGGAAGAATATCCGGCACTTACAAAAGATTTGGTAAAGGCTACATGGCCTAAGCTAATTGTATCTTGAGGGCACAGTGTGCTCACTACATCATGGTTCGGCATAAACATACACCCGCGAACTAATGATTACAAACCAACTGGAAAGACTAAAGCAAGATTACCTTGAACTTGATTATTTCATTCAGCGACTTCAAAAAGAAGGAAACGACAAACGAGTGAAAGCAATTCAGAAGAAGCAACAGTATCTTGAGTCTTATATCCAGTCAATGCAAACTCAGATGAATGTTCCGCAGGTTTTGGAATCTGCGGCTTAAGCTTTGTGATTTACATTCTCGCATAGGCGAGATATATTGATTGTTACTTTGTTATGAATATCTTTGTGTTAGATTCTTCACCCGTGCTTGCTGCGCAGTATCAGTGCGACAAGCACGTGGTGAAGATGATTGTCGAATCCGCGCAAATGCTTTCTACCGCGCACCGTCTGCTTGATGGCAAGATGTCTCTCGTAGACAAACTCAGCGCCAAGACCGGCAAGATCCGCAAATCAAAAGTATGGCAGCTTGCCGACAAGCAACTTGATTCTACGCTCTACCGCGTCTGTCACCAGAATCATCCATGCACGTTGTGGACAATCGAATCGATGGCCAACTATATTTGGCATTACGAGCATTTCTGTGCTCTGTGCGACGAGTACACTTATCGCTACGGTAAAAAGCATATGACAGACGCCAAGCTTCGCTTCATTCTTGATGCTGCGCCGCAGAATATTCCTGACATTCCTCAGACACAGTTTCGTCTTGCAATGAAGTCTCAGCCGCAGTGTATCAATCCGGACGATCCGATTGCTTCATACCGCGCGTTCTATCAGACCAAGCAAGGTCGATTCACTATGAAGTGGTCGAAGCGCAACAAGCCAGACTGGTTCACAGTAGCGTGAATACATAATCTCATGCCTAACTACGATTTTACTTGCAATGCTTGCGGTCACGAGTTCGAGAAGAACGTGCCTCTGGATGATAGAGACAAATCTGTAGAATGTCCGTCTTGTGGTAAGAAGAAAAGCACGCGCGGTGTATCTGCAGTTAAATTATCTTACTTAGGCGTGAAATCAAATTTGACCCGCGCAGGTAGTGGATGGAATGATGTTTTAAATAAAGTAAAGAAGGGGTCAGGGCGTAGCAACACTATTCGTACTCGCTAATGGCTAAATCTAAAAAGCAAAAAGCACCGCAACCTCAAGTTGCTTTGCCTAAATTTGACACGCTCAAAGTAATCGAGCCTCTCACCAAGTCACAAGAAAAGGTCTTCAAGGCATACGAGAAGAACAATCACCTGTGCCTTTCTGGCTGCGCGGGTACTGGCAAGACATTCCTTGCGATGTACCTAGCTTTTCAGGACATCATGTCCGGCAAGTCAAAGGCCGAGAAAATTATCATTGTCCGCTCGATTGTTCCTACTCGTGACATCGGGTTTCTTCCGGGTGACCGCGCAGAAAAGGAATCGACATATCTTTACCCGTACATTGCTATCTGTGCTGAGCTGTTCGGCGATCCGATGGCATGGAACAAGCTTGTTGCAAAGAAGCAGATCGAGTTTCTGACGACATCTTTCGTGCGCGGTATCACGCTGCGCGACTCGATTGTCATCATTGACGAGATGCAGAATCTGACGTTCCATGAGCTTGACTCGATCATCACTCGTCTGGGCGAGAACTGCCGCCT